GATTTTTAGTGGGTTCCCCGCATTACTCTTGAATGTAGCAAAAGTGAATGATTGTGTACCTGTCCATGTGTTGCTTGTAGCCAAACCTCCTAAACCGAGGTTTGTGCGAGCGTCGGCAGCGGTCTTTGCACCAGTCCCACCCTGGGCAACACTAAGCGCTGTAGTTAGTCCAGTCAGTGACGTAATGTCGCCGTTTGCCCCCTTGCGTGCTAATCCCCCAATAGCAGGAATAGAAACGTTCGCGCCGTTAATCGTTACAGTGACCATCTGGTTTGCAGAGGTGCTGGCGAACGTCTCCCATGCGCCTATGTTCTCATCGTACTCTTTAATGAGCTGAGACATTGCCTGCGCCAGGCCATCAACAGAAAGGCTGTCAGTGACTAAGATGGCATACTTCTGCCCGCTGAGCGCCGGGGATGCCGCAGGAGTGATAGTTAGCGACGTTGCACTATTAATTGTCGTGATCTGGAAGAACTGAACCGGGTTGGACGCAACAAGGATTGTCTGCCCAACGCGAATCTGGCTCGCAGCTGCTGTCCAGTTCGTACCAGTGCCGGTGGCGGTGTTTCCGTTAACTGCGATTGTGCCAGTTGTATAAATCATATTTTCTCCGGGCATAAAAAAACCCCGCCGAAGCGAGGTTTATGTGTGGATTGCTGTGCCGGGTGCCTCCCGGTGAACTTCTAAGCCAAAAGTTCGCGTGCTCGTTTACTGTCTCATCAGAGATATATTGGCTTCACGCCCATCCGCATAGGTGGATTCACAGCAAATTCTTGATAGCTGTCTTAATGATTTTCAGGATCAGCACATGTAGTCGAAATAAAATTATTCTTACCTACCCAATGCCAGCCGAACGGGTAACCAGCGCGATAAAGTGTCTGATTTGCCTGTTTGCGAACACCGTAAATCTGTACTCCGGTTTCCTGCCCGCCGACCAGCGCTGTTCCGGTGCATATCGGCTGTTGTTTCTCAAGCACACCAGAGCAGCCAGCGAGCAAAATAATGCCCGCAGCGCAGAGAAGTAGCTTTTTCATTTCAGTGATATTCCTGGATATTCATGAAGTTAAACAATAACAACATGAATCAAAGGGGGATAATTGATTCTATAGATCAATTAACTGATAATGATCGCTGAAAACGATCAATCATAGTTAGCAAGGTTCAGCGCATATACCTGGTTTCGCATGTTGTGGTACACAACATTAATGATATTCCCGCCTGGAGAGCCACCCGTTGATGAAATGCTTATCTGTGTAGATGTTCCGTTATAAAGAGTAGAAAAGAAAAGCTGCGACATAAACGGACGCGTCCCACCGGAGGTGATTACGCCAGTGATTAACCCACACGTTGATGGAAGGATGCCCCATTTCCCTGTCTTCGTGGTGTTTATATTATACCCGCCAGCAGTATCACTCCCGCTGGTACCCAGAGCCTCAACATCAGTCAGAACACGCGTTTCATTAGTGAGAATGCATGTACCGCTTTCATCCCAAATGGCTAACCCCCATTCCGGGAGTGACTGCGCAAATATTGTGAAGAAATAAACATCTGCAACACCAGTACCTTGCGGATATTGTATGGTGACAGTACATACATTCCCACTAACTGAATAACTGCTTACACAGTTCACCGTAGAGCAAACAAATGGAATGATTGGACGACCTGCTGTAAATGCTTGTGTTACCGTTGTAGTCATCCCGGCTGGCACCGATGCTGTTTTCTTAGCGATAAGTGCCAATGGAATAGATTGCGGTGTGATAAACGGATTTCCATCATCTGTCGTTAACAGCCCCCAGATATCAGCCATCAGGAAGCCCTCACATACGCAATGATAAATCCAGCTATTGCCGGGAAGGTATTGGTACCGAAATCAGTATCAGAAGAGGCAGCAGATATTGTGATAGTCCCTCCTGATACCGTTACTTTTCTTCGGGTAGTCGTATAATTCGAATCAGCACATACCTGGAGCACCTCCATTACAAAACCAGATGGTACGGTATAAGTCGCGCTTCCAGACTGCTGGCCGTTTGTTACGGAAAAATAGCCGAGAACACTTATCGGCTTTATTCCGTAATTGCTTTTAACTCCAGATGATTTCCAGCTTGCAAAACCGAAATCAGACATTAGGTGCATTTCCTGTAATTCTGCCGAGTTGCACCATTACCGCCCCGCTTCCATTGACGAAAGTTAAATTATTATCTGCTTTAGATAATAACCATCCACCAACCCCAGAAACTTTATATCCGGTAGATGAGATGTTTCCGCTTATCTTGGCGTTGGTAATAGCTGCATCAGCAATTTTTGCATTTGTGATACTTGCATTACCGATGAATGTATCCCGAATAAACGTCTGCCCGTTCTGGATAACAAACGGCAGCGTTGTCGTGCCGTTCACTGCTGTTGTCACAGCGAACCTGTCAGCAAGGAACACCACCTGCGACTGCATCCCTGACGGCGTGTTCTCAACGCCGATCCCCATGCCCGCGGCGTAATACTGACCGTTGCTGGATAGCCCGACTTTGATTGAGTACATCGCTGACATTTTGCCGTTCACATCAGCAATCGCGTTAGCGTTCGTCGTGATTGCAGCGGTGTGGCCATCAATAGACGCAGTGAGGCTGTTGATTTGCGTAGCCGTGGCTTGTTGATAGTTCGATACGGTCTGGCTCAGGCTGTTAATCGACGCCTTGTTGCCATTGACGTCCGTTTGCAGGCTTAGCAGTGATTGCGCTGTTGCCGTTTTCTCATCAACCATTACCTGATCAATGCGGTCGAGCTCAGCGCTGTTCCCGGCGACAGTTGCGGATAACGTTTTACGCGTAGCCACCTGTGCCAGCCCGTTCTGGATGATGGCGATTGCCGAGTTTCTAACCCCGCCAGTCATGCCATCCACGCTCAGAGAGATTTCATCGATTTTGACCTCAGCCTGCGCCAGACCATCAGCATTCTGTTGAATGTCTTTAGCCTGCTGCTCCAGGTCATCCACAGCCTGTTTGATATCGTCTGCCATCCCTGCGACTTTCTCGCTGGTATCCACGGCATTCTCGATCAGGTCTTTGAACACCTCCGATTCTTTCATGTCATCGAGAATTGCGTCGGTGATGTCAGATACATCAACACTGGCCTGACCGCGAACCCACTCGATGTAGCCGGACTCATTGCCTGATTTATCCACCAGCTGCGCCCGGAACCAGAATATCTGCCCGGCCTTCAGCCCCATCTGCTGATACTTACGCTGCGGATAAGGCACATCAGCCAGCAGCATGGCGTCATCTTCGCTCCCGGTGAGACTGTACTGGATTTCAGTCTTCAGGGTGTCGCCAGTATTGGCCGGGAATCCCCAGTTCAGCTCGATACCGAACACGACGTTTTCAGACGCCGTGAAGCCGACTGGCTTCGGCGGGTTGCCAACCTTCCCGGTCAGCGTCTTCTCTTCTGAGTATCCCCAGCCGGAAGATATTTCCGATGCGTTAATGGCGCGTACGCGCACCAGGTAGCGACCGGAATAGATGGATGCCACTTCAAACGACGTGGTGGAGCTGCGCGGCACGTTTATCCAGTTCCCGTCATTGCGTCGCCACTGGGCTTCATATGCGATCGCGTTTGACGTCGTACCCCACGTTACGCGCATCGTTTCCAGACTGATGCCCTGATTAACAACCGAATAGCTATCGATAACAATATTGGTCGGCGCGGATTGATTGCCAGGAGGAATAACGCTAATCGGGCGCTGGTCAATGATGGCCCCGGTGTCTATACGTGCATACTTATCCGGGTCATGGTTAGCGCCGGTAATCGTAAACGTACCATCGTCGTTATCGGTCACTGTAACAACGCGGTACTGCTGCGCGTAGAGCTCATCGGACTCGATGATCCACACGCCCTGCACGGCTGGCGTTTCGCTGTATGCGGTGGTCACCGTGACTTTGTTGCCGGATACCGCCTGTATGGTTCGTGACTGTGAAATACCGGAAGGAAGATTGATAATCATCCTGTCACCAGCCGATGCACCCGGTGCCCTGTCCAGCGTCAACACACGTCCATTAACCGCAGAAATACGGCCACCGAGATCCCGGCCTGATAAATCCCTGTCAGAAATCGCGATGGTGTAACCGGGTTGCGGAATATTGCCATCCTCACCCACACTGAATGTCACCACGCGGTCTTTGTTATTGGTGAGGATGCCCCAGCGCCCTTTCCTGTTTGCTTCAGATTGCCGGGTGCAACCAATCGCCGTAATCTCAAGCTGGTTAAACCCGTACCGCGCCAGCAGCGCCTGTTCAAACACAGGCTCCATCGCGTCTGAATAGGCGTTAGCAGGGTCTGACCACGATACAAGCGCGTTTGTGTACCGGCTCTTCGTTGTACTGCTGGAGTATGTGAACTTACCGTCAATAACGTTGGCGTGCGTATAGGTAAAATCGACATCCCGCGGCATATCAGCCAGGCAAACAATCTGGTCATCACCCCAGTACGTCATACCGCGAAAAATGGCCGCGAAATCACGCAGAACGGTATAAGCGTCGTTCCGTTCCTGAATGTATACGTTGCAGGTATAACGCGGCTCTGTGCCGCTGCCGCCCTTGCCATCCGGCACCATCTGATCGCAATACTGTGCTACCTGGTAAAGCGTCCATTTATCGATATTCGCTGCGGTAAGCCGATTACCCAGCCCGAAGCGGTCGCTAACAACAAGGTCATAGAAGATCCACGCGGGGTTATCTGTCCACGCCCATTTGAACGTGCCAGCCCAGGTACCGCTATATGTCCTGGTTTCCGGGTCGTATGTATCCGGCACGCGGATAATGCGGCCACGCGGTTCACAGGCAATCTGCGGGATAGAGCCATTAAACTGACTGGAGTCGAATTCAATGTAGAGCAACGCTGTATTCGGGTAGCGCAGTTTTGCGTCGATAACCTCTGTATAACTTTGCAGGGTCATCGTATCGCCGATTTTGGCGCTGTTTGCGTCAGTAGTAATTTTACGCAGGCGCACAGTCCAGGTGCTGCCGGCAGAGGGTAAATCTATGCGGTGACTGCGCTCATAACCGGAGGTGGTTTTACCGGTTACGCTGGTATCCAGCACGGTATTCCATGCGCCGCCGTCAGTCTGAAGGTCTACTGCATACTTAACTGAATACCCCACCAGATCGCCGTCGTCCTCCTGTTTGAACAGGGAGGGCCATTTCAGGCGCAGGCGTATCGCAGACAGCTGCGTGTTGGTAAATGTGTGCGTCCAGGCGGTATCGCTTGATACCGTTGTGCCTACGTTAATTTCGTTGTCAGCACCAGGGATACCCTGAATATACTTTTGCGCCTGGGTTCCCGGCCTAAATTCCCACGTCACCCCGCTGAAGTTTTCAGAACCATCAGAATTTTCTAATGCGGTGCCGTCGAGATAAATATCCTTCGCTGTCAGGCCGCCCGCAAATTCCCCCTCGCCCAGCGCAATGAGGATTTTCGCTTTTGCTACAGACTGGAGATCATCGGGTTGTTCGGTAGGAGTTCGGGAATTTGAGCTGCCGCCCTTGCCGCCAGTGATTGGTTTTGCCATATCGTGCCCATAAAAAAACCGCCCGCAGGCGGTCAGATTGTGAAGTATTTACTTAGTAAAATTCTACTGTTGTATGTGCAGTCATCACCACAGGCTTGGGTAGGGGTTCCCCTGTCTTCTGTATAATGAGTTGACATACCTCTGGAACAAGTTTTGCGTTATATTCACATGTACTTGTCGCGGTATATCCTTCAGAATAAGTAGAGGTGTTCAGAATCTGATAATCAAGTGGCTTATCATTAAAATTCAAAAACATAATTTCATTTTTAGAGAGAAGTTTCCCCGAGGCATAAAACTCAGAAAGCACCATGTTAGAGTTTTTATCATAAAAGTGCTCTGCGATTTTATGGCCTGAATAATATGTATCTTTAATAAATCCGTCAGATGTAAGAGAATATGCATTTACATTTCCATTATCATTTTGAGTAAGAATGTTACACTCTTTAGTGAGGCCAATGAAATACGGAGTGTTATTCCTCTTTCCAGAGAGAACCGTACCATCCCTCTTAAGCTCTGTATTATAACCACCGGATATATTGTCTAAAACAAGACTGTCAACACACCCATTTTTATTTAACTTTAAATTAATTTTATAGGTAATCTTACCGTCGTTTTCCACTATCGTTTGAAGCGTTTTTACTGGCCCTTTAACGGGATTGAAGTCAAAAATTGTTGATAAATTGTATAGCAGTGGGATATAAGTATCATTTGCATGCCCAATTCCAGAAATGAACAAAGTACTTAATAACACTAGCTCTAATTTTCTCATTTACGCTGTCACCCTTGTATTATCATCATTATATGTAGGGCAATTACAACACGCTTACTGCTGATCTTCAACGTAGATACCGCCAGAGATAACAGCACCACCGATACGGCGTTTGCCGTAAAACACAGGGTTTGGATTACCTTGCGCCGTGGTGTTAGTCACACCTCCAAATGCGTAGCTGGCCTGGTTGTCTGCTGATTGCTTACTGGCGAGACCCGATGTTTGTGGCGATAGCATTTGGGCAATGCCGCCAATAGCCATTGAAGCGCCAATCCCTGCAACAGCGCCCCATCCACCAGCGAAGGCAGTGCCACCAATACCAATCGCTGCGCCTCCAGTGAAGAATGCCGCCACTGCTATAAGAGCAACACCGAGGATCGTCTGAAACACTCCAGCTCGCTTGCTGCCGATGATCACCGGCGCTATGCGAATATCTTCTCCACCTTTATCCATGCTGAGTTCGTCATCACAAAGGTTCCGTTTCCCGCTGAAAACCGCATACGTTAAGCCGCGCTGTTTGCTGGTATTCATGAAACGCTCAAATCCCGGCACAATAACACTCAGTGCTCGAATTGCCTCTTTGGGCGAGACGACTGATAAACGATATTCGCGCCCGAAGGTAGCGCCAAGTATGCCGTACAATCGAATCGTACGGACCGGCTCCACGTTAAGTAATCCAACCATTTTTACCCCATAAAAAAACCCGCAGAAGCGGGTTGTTGATTTAATTGACTAATTCTTGGGTTATTAAAATCCAGTATGCATATGTCTAAGAGTTAATGGCCAGTCACCAGGCCAGACATATCCATCCTTAAGGATTTTAGCACTATATTCCAGGCAAATTCTAACCGGATAATTTGGATAAATCCTGTCCATACTTTTAATTAACTGCTCTGCATCGCTACTTTGGTTTAGCTGCTTAAAAAAATCGTTAATATACTGTCTTGTAAAACTTATCGCTGAGGGGTGTAACGTCAATGCACTGCTCGAATGTCCTGGAACAACAATTTCTGGCTCCAGACTATCAAGTTCATCAAGGGTTTTTAGCCATCCATCTAGTAATTGCGGTGTACGCATATCAGCTAACCACACATGACAATCAGCAAAGACTAGATCAGACGCGATCAACGTTTTGCTTGAAGGAATCCATAGTGGTGCAATATCCACACAATCACCACACATAAGACCTAGCACTTCGACTATCTTATTGTCTAATGTGATCACATTATCATTCAACTTTTTAATATTGAATTTGATATTAGCACCATTATCTTTAAGGACAGTATTTCCCCAATAATCAATTTTGAAGTCGTAAGCACTATTGATATCGTCTGCAGCTTTTTTAAAGGCTATAACTTCCGCATCCGGGTAGCGCTGCATGATAACTTCAAGACCCAGATAATGGTCTGGATGAAGATGAGTTAAAAAAACATATTTAACATTTTTGTTGAGTTCAATTAACTCTGCTAAAAGGCGGTGAGCATTTGCAATTGTGAACTGTGCATCAACAAGCATAGCATCTTTATCGCCATATATAACCGTAGATGTAACACCAAAACCATCATTTTTATCGCTACTGAGGAAAACCTTTGTCTTAAGCGTCATTTAATTATCTCCTTTCAACGTTTATCACTTTAGCGATATAATAGTTTTGAACTAATTAATGTAAAGTAGGTACTTAAAAGAGAGCTAGTTACCATGATGACACTAGAGAAGACAAAAAACATAGATTATTCAATAAGCAATGATGCGTTAAGCCCTCAAAAAATCCTTTTCGAAAGATTAGCAAACAAGTGGTTTTTATTGCTATTGTCTGATCTCAGCATTGAACCAAGACGATTTAATAAATTATTAAAATCCCACAATGGCCTTTCACAGAAAATGCTATCTCAAACCTTAAAAAACCTTGAGGAGGATGGTCTACTTTCTCGTGAAGTCAATGGAAATCGTATGCCAGTTGAAGTAACTTATAGCATCACCCCCTTCGGCATTAGTTTGTTAGACATCGTTAAACCGTTATTTGGCTGGTCAAATAACAATATCATTCAAGTTCTAAAAAACAGAAAAAAATATGCCAAAAAGTACAATGCAATCGATAAATAAAATAGTCATAGTTCTATTTTTCAAATCGCAATATTTTCATTGTACGCTCACGCCAGTAACCGCCATAAGGTACACGCTGGCTCAGATGCCCATAAAGGTGATGCAGTAGCATGTTGCCTTCCAACAGGATCCCCGCATGATTCCATTTATCTGCCTGCACTTGCATGATAATCATATCGCCGGGCTGTGGTGGGCCATCAAATTCGCGAAAGCCGCACTCATACCAGCAGTCATGATAAAAGTTATCGGTATAATCCTTCTCCCACCAATGATAATCAACACGGTAATCCGTAAGCTCGATACCATGCGTCTGGCGAAAATAGCTCATCACCAGCCCCCAGCAATCGTACACGCCCAGGACGAACGAACGACCCACCAGCGGTAAATCCTCACGCGGCTGAATAGTTCGCAAATCACCGTCAGGCCAGCTCAGGATATGCCATGGCAGCAGCGTCAAATCGCATTGAGCCTTATCCAGCTCGCTGGGTTGCGTCGTAGCGTCTGGATGACTGTGAACAATAGCGGTTACCGTTCCCCAGTCTTCTGCACTGGCGTAATCCTCCGGGGCTAACTGGAACTGTTCTGTTGGCTCGGCGGCCTGGTTACGGCACGGGAAATAACGCTCAACACGGCCCTTCTGGGCGACCACACCGCAGCACTCTTTCGGATACTCTGCCGCCGCATGCGCCATGATGGCATTTACTGTTTTCTGCCTCATATCAGCTCCTGATTAGCGAGGTACCTGGAAAACCACCGAACGATAATTCTTCATTCTCACCAAAGCGCAGCTTGCACGCAGTGAGCGTGCCGTTGCATACATCGAGCGACGGATCATCAACAGGGTTGTTATTCAGGTCGAAATAGTTCGTTCCGGCGTAGTCACAGCCGTCACCGGAACGGTACTGATTGCGGATGCACCAGGTACAAAGTGAATGAAGCTGGCGCGTCGGGATCATAAGCCCCTGTAAATCCATCGGACTAGAGAGGATGAACTCCACTGTTTCACCGGCCACCTCACTATTTTTCCCGTCGATATAAAATACCCGCTTACGTTCCTGCTGGGGATCTGCCGTCGCGTTTCCTTCGGGAAAGTTTCTGGCATCGAGATAATGCGAGTAAGTGTCATGAATCGTGACTTTGGCCTGAAGCATGTCGTCATAAGCCAGGCAAAGCGCCGTGATCGAACTGTCGATATTAGCGACCGTCAGTGTTGGCTGCGCGCTGCTGCCATCAGTTGACGCCTCCACTCCCTCAATCTGATAAGGCCAGGCGGCATACTCTTCTCCCTGCCACCAGATGCTTTTGGCTTTCAGTTTTGATTCATCACCGCCAGCAGCGGCAATTTCCTCTTCCGTATGCGGTAGGTTATATGCATGGAAGCGCAGGACATCATCGATGCCAAACGTTGAGCCATCGACTTCGATTAGCCGGACTTTATTGCCCGGTTCAAGGCTCTGGTAATCAGCTGTAATCATGGAGCGTATGCCTGTTTGAAAGTTGCTGTAATGGTCAGAACGTTACTGGACAGCGGTTGCGCTTTGACAGAATCGGATTCAACACGGTAAAGCCCCGCCTCTCCGACTGGTGAAGTCCAGATAAAGGATTTCGTGACATGCGTACGACAGAACTTCAGCACGTTGAGCATCTCCGCTCTTTTTCCAGTTAACGTAATCGGCCATGACTGTTTTTCGGGATTAATGCCATCGCCGGCTATCTGCTCATAGCCATCGCCGAACGAGGCAGATCGAGTGGTATAACTAAACTCACCTTCCATCCCTGCCTGTATCTGCGTTCGCCAGGTAAATGTTTCGACTGCCATGTTTTCTCCAGGCATAAAAAAACCCGCCGGAGCGGGTTAACGTGTTTTTGATGCATTCCAGATAAGCCCGCCGGGGCGCAGCTGCTTCGCGATACCTTCACGGACAGACTGATCAATGGTCTGTTTGTAGGCTCGGGAAATCGCGTCATCATTCCCGGATGATTGCTGCCGGGAGTTTTGGTTTTGCACCACTACGGATGTTTGAACATTAACGCCACCAGCGCCAGATGATTGCAGGCCATACATCGGAGCGGTTCCTACATAGCCGCCAGTGGCATAGCCCTGGGCACTATGCATCAGAGAGTCAAGGTATCCCACGCCAAGCGCGCTGGTCGCCGCTTTGGTGAAAACAAACTCCCCACCGTGAACCACACCCTTCGGCTGATATTTACCGCCATCTCCGGTATAGCCAACCGCACCACCATTGGCATACTCAGGAACCTTTCCGCCGCCAGAGAACCCGAAGAACGCACCAACAGCCGTGCCACCGAAAGCCGACTTCATGCTGTTGACCATCGCCAGCTGTACCAGCATCTGTGCAGTACCTTTGAGGAACGTCGTCAGAAAATCAGTAAAGTTGGCCTTCCCCGTCGTGAAGAAGTCGGTTAACGAACTGGCCATGCCCGTAAAGACATTGGTCGAAAGAGTTTGTACCTGACCATAAACATCAGTGGCGCTGTCCTCAAACTCAGCCCATCCCTTTTTCGCCCCGGTTACCCAGTCACCACGCAGTTTATCTTCTGCATCGTAGTAATCGTTGGCAGCTTTGAGCTGCTTCTGATAGCCCTCATCGGCGAGAGTACCGCCTGAATTGATCCACCCGGAAGCGAGCTGACTCTTCGCCAGTTCGCGCTGCGCCAGTCGGTCACTCATACCGGAACCGGCATTCAATGCGGCCTGCTTCTCGGTCATCTGGGTGACGTATTTCTGCGCGGTATCCATCCGCTTGTTCAGTTGCTCCTGCGCAGCAATCTGATCGCCCAGAAGCGCTTTCTGCTGTGCGAGATGCAACACCTGGTCTTTACTCGCCAGCAGGGATTTTTCCTGTTTCGACAGTAGCCGCGTTCGGGAAGCCTCTTCCAGTACCTGAAACTTCGCTTCAGTCGTCCAAAGGTCTTTACGCTGCTGGCTGATGGTATCGTTCAGCCCTTTGTGTTGTTGCAGGGTGCGGAGCTGCACCTGGAGCGCCAGAAGTTCGGCCTGCGCTGAATCAGTGGCCCGGTCACCATTGGATGACACACTGCCTTGTTTCGCCGTCTTCGACTTCTTGCCAAAGTTTCTGACACCTTCACGGTCTTTTTGCGTCGTTGCGGCGCTGACTTTTTGCACCGTATCAAGATATTTGCCAGCGTTTCTGTCAGCCGCTGCCCAGTCCTTCTTCAGCTGAGAAGCACTATCACCGTAAGCCCCGGCCATCTTCTCGTTGTAGTCCTGCCAGCCTTTGAGCGTGTCCGTCTTCGCCCAGTCAGGGATCAGGTCTATTGCACTGGCGATTGATGAAGAGATAATTTTGTTCAGCTTCTGGAAGACGATCGCCACGCTGTAATAGATGGCGTTAAACTCTTTCATCGTATTTGATGCGAGTTCAGCAACCCACTGACCTATGCTCTGCATAGATTCGGAGGCCCAGCCTTTAACGTCCATCCACAGACGCCCGAAAGGCGTCAGAGAGTCGTAAGCCTGCTCCCCTCGTTCAGCCATCGTATCGCCAAACAACGCCATCGCCTCAGTAACAGCCGCTGTCTCGTTCTTCTGCTTCACAAGGTCGTCAACGTGCTTCAGCTGTGAAACCGTCAGGAAGTTGTATTGCTCGTTGAGGCTTTGCAGCGCTTTAACCGGGTCTTTTTCAATGTCCTTATATGCTTTGGTAATGTCCTGCGCAGAGACAATGCCCGTTTCAACTGCCAGGGCGGTAGACTGCGCGGCCTTCTCCAACTGTTTCTCTGTTAGCGAGCCCATCCCAACCAGTTCAGTCATTAGCCCCTGCACGGTGCTGACGGTTGCGCCCGTTGAGGCCGAAATTGACTGTGATGCCGAGATAACCTGGAGCGCAGATGTGCCCGCAATGTTCCCGGTGCGAATGATGGCTTTGTTGATCTCATCATAAGCGTTGAAGTAGTCACTCCCGGCCTTAACCGCCAGCAGAACTGCGCCAGCCAGACCACCAAGCGCCAGACGCGCTGGGGTAATCAGGGACGTCATTGCCTTCATGGCATTACCCACGCCGCCAAATGAATCGCGCAACTGCCCGCCCTGCTGGATAGCGACCATATAGACAGGCATACCGGATGCCAGCGAAGTCACGATATCGGTCATCTGCATTGGAAGATAACGCATCGCGTTTCGATACTGCCCGGCACTAATCGCGCCAGTCTTCCAGGCGTCTTCCTGTGCCTTAAGTTTGGCTATCATCGGCGCGGCCTGGCCTGATACCCCAAGCTGAGCCGCTTTTAACTCAAGAAGTTCAGCACGGGTTTTACCAATCGCTGCTGTCTGTTCTTCCAGTGAGGTAATAAACGATTTTGCCGACGTTGTGGCGCGCTGGGCAGCCTGTGCCTGTTCCATACGGGCACGGCCTTCAGCTGTTTCAGCCTCCATTACCTGCGCCAGTTTCGCACGGGTTGTATCGAGAACGCCGTTATAGCGGGAGAAGTCTTCATCAGCCAGCATCCCTTTGCCGCGAAACTTCGTCAGGCTCTCCTGGATACTGTCCAGCTCATCCAGAGCCTTATTAACCGGGCTAATTTTATTCAGCAGGTTTTGCAGTTCCTGGCGCTGTTGCTTCAGACTTTCGTTATTCTGCTTTTGGGTGCTGGTACCGGCCTTAAAGCTGCTGTTGAGGTCATCGGCTTTATCCGCCGCAGCCGCAGCCGTGTTCTGGAAGCGGTCTAACTCCTGGTTGCCCCGCACCAGTTCCCCGGTATTAACACGCAGTGAAATAGTGGCGACATCAGCCATCACGCCCTCTCTTTATGCATTATTTTTAGTGCTGCCCGCTCCATTACCTGAATATCTGATAGCGCGGTTGCCTCGTCGCTTAAGCCGTGGAGACGCATCACCCAGGGCAGAACGTTGTAATCAAGCCCGGTTGCGCCTCCCATGCCTGTACGCCACTGCGTGCAGATGGACTGAAAGACAAGGAACGAAGGCCAGATATCAGGCCAGACATTCACCACCTTATCTTCGTAGTCATCCTCAGTAAGCCCAAAGGCTGCCATCTCGGCTGCCGTGACTTCAGGCGTATAGAACGCCGAAGCAACCGCTATTAGTTTTTTTCGCGCTGGCCCATCAACTCGCGGTAATAGACTTCAGGAATGGCCTTGATCGCGCTGGGGTAGTTTTCAAGGAGAATCGCCAGGTTCTCTGCGTTGAACTCATCAGGGAGCGCCCAGCCGGCAATGATATCCATCAGGAAATCGGTAAGGGATTTGCCATCCAGTTTCTCAAGCTCGGCAAGCTCTTTAAGCGGCTTGTGGTTAAACGTGAACGTCAGCACACCATCATCATCACCAGCACGTGGGATCGTGACGTTGGCTTTAAACGTTGGCTTCGGCTGGAGAGTAAATTTTGTTGCCATCTTCAATCCTTAAAATGAAAAAGCCTCCACATGGGAGGCGTTAGGACTCGGTGATAGTGCGGCAGATTATGCGGTAGCGGTCGTTTTATAGAACGTCATGGCCGGAGATTGCAGGTTAAGCACGACGCTTACCGCCTCCACTTCGTTTGACGCGGTCGTAGGGATATCGTTAAAGGATGCAGTGGCAGCCCAGTAACGGTTTTCCTTCGCTTTTGGCACGTACATATAAGCCGCAATCGTCTCTTCGTCTTCGTCCAGCTGGCGAAGCAGCGGGTATACAGGAAGCGAAGAGTCATGGGCGATGGTGTAAGTCTGCGAACTGGCTGATTTGTACGTGTTCAGGTTGCGCTGACGGTCATCACTCAGGAACTGAATCTGCGTGGTGTTCTGGTCACCGCCGGAGTTTGAAACCTCAGTGATCTGCGGTAGTTCAGTCCAGTCAGTTACCTTACGGATTGAACCGGTGCCACCACCAGCTGCATATTTGTTTTTGTTCGTGGTATCGATGTTGCGAAGGGTGACAGCATTCTCTGCAATAGCGTCAATTTTCGCGATAACGTTATCAATACCTGACCAGTCGCAGGTCACATGCACAATATCGTCAACAGCAAGGTCATCCGCAGCAGTGACCGTTATCACCACGTTTTCGGCATTTGTTGCGCCAGTAAAAGAAATTGCCGGGGCGTAGCCCGACGCCAGATAGACATGAGCGCCGTTAGGCAGAGCAAAGCCCATAGTTGGTTACTCCTGTGAACAAAAGAAAACCGGCTCAGTGGCCGGTTCGGGTTATAACGTTTGAAGGGAATTAACTGGTGATTTCTGCCTGATAGTTCAGGCTGACTGGGACGGTGTAGGAAACATCGGTAGGGATGCCGCGAAAGATTGCCGGAGTGCTGGTTATCCAGCTGGTAAAGCCATCGCCCTGCACCTCCTGACCTTCAGGGAATAGCGCTGCAACCTGTCTCGCCAGAGCAACGGCATCTGACCGACCGCTCCCGGCAGGAATCACAATGTTAATCTGGTATACGCCGGAAAAAACCCGACACTGAAGACCGAGATCCATTGTTCGTGGCGTCGCTGGCATATCATGCGCGGCAAGGTAAACCCCGCTGGCCGGTGGCGTAAAACCAACGTTCTCCCACGCTACCGGAATACTTTCCGCATCTGCCCAGATCCCCAGCCTGGCAGCCAGTGCTGCCGCAATATCAGGAGCACTCATTGAATTCTCTCGATGCTTACAATACCGTGCAATGTTTCATAACGAATCTCGCCATTCTCCAGCATGATTTTCCCTGCTGAATCTTCCGCAATAATAATCGCCTCTCCTAATCCATCATCAGCAGTTACGCAGCGTCGCAATTCATTCCCATTGAACAAGATCCGGTAGCGTTCATGACCAGCGTTTATCTTTCTTCCCGGGTCGTCATCTAAAACAGTAATTCTCACTTTGTCACCTCCCGAACAGCTTCATCAAAGAAGCGTTGAAACTCTGCCGCAGTGATACGCACCATCCCGCCCGGAGCCTGGGTGGAATGCCCCATTTCAAGTGGGTATGCGTAAGGAACATTGTTGCAGAAGTAGATCGCGCTCATGCCCACCTTGAACAGAGAAAGCGTGTAATTACCTGCCGCCTTCGTCAGGTTCCCTGTTTTATCAATGCGCCCCGTCTCATCCGTTGTGGGTGAGTCGAAAGAAACCTGCCAGTTACCGCGAAAACGCCCGCCTGTATAGCCTGCCGGAGCATTGATATCCATGCTGTCTCTTACGCGAGCTTTCTTCTTCAGTCGTCCAGTTTTAGTGCGATTTGCCGGATCCATTAACTGTGTCTGATTGTGGTCGTAAACGGCTTTGTTATAGGCAACCGCCGTCTGGTTCACTTCCCACAGTTCCGGGTTACCGACAGGTGACATCATCACCAGCTGATTGAGTATTTTGATGCCAACAGCGCGCACCACAGCTTCCTGATTGGCTTTGGCTTTATTCACGAACGCCGTGATTTCAGCCATAAATGCAGCGTTCTCACCCATGCTAAGCCCTCAGCTGTGATTTATAGCAGAGCACCAGTGAGGCAGGTTTTGCCGGGTTCGGTTTGATAACTCGGTGTAACGTCCCGTCGATATCCACCAGGTCACCGATTTTAATTTCCTGCTCCGCTGTGAATGTGAGCCGAACATCGCCATTAATGATAACCGTACCGTCAATTTCGCCCGGCGCATACTCCGTTTTAACGCCTACAGCAGTGAACTGGACATCATCGGTTTTATGCTCAACGCCACCGATAACAGTAACCGAGCCTTTGCGGGTGACGTCATACGCAACACCATTTTGCTTTAGCATCCGGGTGGCGGTTGCCTGCATGCGCTGATAGTTAATCGCCATATCAGGCACGCTCCGCAAATGAGTTAATGGCGTAACCACGCCCACCAGCCAGGCTACCCAGTAGCGCCGTCACCGCAGGATAGGACGGCGTAAACACCTCACCATCAGCGACCGCATAAGTCATGGTGACAGCGCCTTCAACACGCTCAGTCTTCACCGCTGCCTCACGAACACTGGACAGCAGATCGCCATCGATGGCTTCAATCGCCAGCATGCACTGCGCGGTAATCACTTCCCGTGGAACTTCATCAACTGGGAAGTCGTAACCATCCAGGACAACATTCACACGCGGCCACGCAAGCGGCTGCCGAGGATTTGCCCGGTAACCTACCCAGTCCAGACCTTCGAGGTAGTCCATCGCCTTAATCAGTAGCGGAGTGATTGTCTCCGGTAGTTCAACACCACGCAGTTCGGCAAATGCAGTCAAATCGGCTTCACTGGCGTAGCTGTTCGCGTTATCGGCATTGATATCGGTATTAAGCATCTAAGTATCCAGATCATGGGGCCGAAGCCCCATACGTTATTAGCCAGAAGGTGCAGTGAAGGTAAGCACCTCACTGGTTTTCGCCACGCCCTCAACTGTGCCCGTAACCATAAAGGCGCCAGCAGTATCAGAAGTGAGTTTAACCGTTGCACCACCAGCAGAGCCTGTCTGCGAACTGGCGACGCTTAGCGAGCCGCCTGTGGAAGTCCACGCGACGGTTTTGCCGGAAACGCCGGAGCCATTCAGGGTGTATTTGAGAGAAACGGTGACCGCATCGGTGCTGTCAGCAGTTGCGGAAATTTTATCCGCTGACAGTGTTACTCCCCCGTTGCGGCTTCCAGCTTGATCAGAACGCCAGCGGTAGATTTATTGCTGGTGAAGTGTTTCTTCCAGTTCGCGCCAGTACCGATTTTCGTCAGGTCAGGGTTTACGCCCTTCGTTTCATCCCAGCTATAACCCAGCAGTTCAACATTGACCGTGCCTTCTGCGCGATAGCCGATTGCGAGGTTCTCCTGGTCGTTGATGTCGTAGGAACGGAAGCCCGGAGCCTGTGATTCAGTTACGGACACTGCACCGGCCACCAGCCCCAGAATCGCATCAACTGGCATAGTGTCGGTCACCAGAACCGGTTTACCCAGCGTACCAGGCTGACCGCCGTACACCACCACGCCCGCTTCTTCGTAGATTTTGTTGTCGATAGCCTGATCAACAATGTCAAAGTAGGTCGTGGAGTGCATGACGAACAGGGAGACGCGGTTGAACTTATCGCCGTAGGTACGCAGCCCGCGGGTTAGCGTTTTTTTGCCATCGGTAGCAATGTCGGCGGTAACGGTCATGTCGGCGTTCGCACCAATGGCAGCAATCAGCCCCTGAAGAGCATATTTGATGTAGCCTTCCAGCGTGGCATCAGCAACATCGACGCCGATCACTTCAGAGAATTCATCAACAGAACGCCCACGGCGTTTAAACGCCTCTTCAGTAGTTTCATACGGGCCGTATTTCCACGGTGCTTTGATGCTGACAGACTCACCGGCACCGATTTTTTTACCCGTTATCGGGTCAGTGGAGTTAACGTCGCGAGATTCGATAGAGCCGCCAACTTTATAGAAAGCACGTTTGCGGAGATCACCCTCAATCAGTTCGTTATCCAGGATGATTGCACCGTTAGAGGCAGCATTAAATACCTCCAGATTATCCTGGCGGCGCTCAAGAAATGCGGTCTGTGCGAGGTCGTCATAGATAATCAGGTCGGTGTTTACAGTCGTAGTCATTGATTAATCCTTACTTAGGCAATTTGAGAAAGGCCTTCTGGCCGTACTTGCGGATGTAGTCCGTTTTATCGCTGGATTTCATTTCGGAACGTTTCAGGTTGCCACCGCCATTACCCGGCTTGTGTCCACCAGCGCCAGTACCTTCTGCGCGCGGGAACAGGTGCGGGGCCGTCTCCTTGAGAGACTCCGCCCATTCAAGTGGGCTTAACGGGGTTTTGCCGTCTTTACCGAATAGAACATCGCCATTTGCATCAACCGCTACGGCCTCGCCTTCGTCGTTGAGCTGGAATGTGCCTTTGGCACGTAAAATCAGATCGTCCGATGCTTCCGGCAGCGCGCCAGTCTTCGCAGCTGCTGTACGGATAGCATCACCCAGGACACGATCCCGGAATTTGTTAGAGAACGCTTCGGCTTTATCCGCACGTTCGTTTGCTGATTTGATTTGCTTATCAACATCAGCGCGCATACGTTCGGTGCGTTTATCCAGCACCTCATCAATTTTCCCGGCGGCAATCAGCTTTGCCTCTTCATCGTCGGAAAAACGTTGCAGGATGCCGCGCACGGCGTCAGGGTCGATGCCATCAAAACTCCTGAGCGACTCAGTTGCATCTTTGAGCTTACCTAGCAGCTCGCTGTTTTTAGTTTTCAGCCCGGTAACCTCGCTGGTCACGCGCTCATCAATCAGCTTCTGGATTTCCGGCGTGATTTCTATATCACCGCCACCACCAGCACCTTCACCATTACTTTCAGGTGCGTAATATTTCAGAAGCATTTGTCGAATTAACATAATTTCCCCTCGGGATTCTGCCGGGCCTCGCCCATAAAAAAGCCCCGGCAGATGCCAGGGCGTGAATTAGGTGATGAATATTAGTTGCCAGGCGCTGATAGCTGTCTGAGTTCCTCGAGTGAGAGCCACTCGCCTTTATCCGTGTACATTTCGCCCAGGTCGATTTCACCTGCCCGGAACATCCGTCCACGCTCAGCCCCCAGCACCTGATCCTGACGCTGTGGCGATTGTCGCCTGAGCCATTCCAGATACGTGGTTTTCGCCGGAACCTGCCCATCCATGCTGGCGCGGGTTCCCTCATCCATCTCATCAACATCGATGCCGAGTTCTCGCCAAGACTTCAGGATCAATGTTTCTGTAGAACGACAACAGAAATGTATTCTCCCCGGCCCCTGTAAATACGGCACCTTGTGCCCTATCGGCTTATTCTCCAGCGTATAGCGCAGCAGGTCGCGAATAATGCAATCGTGACTGGTTTTGTTGTCCAGCGTCGATAACCATTGCTTGCCCTTCACGATATCGCTGTTGGCACTGGTGAAGCTGTTGCGCGCTGTAGCCGCCAGGTGATTCACTGCTGTTTTTGCAATACTGGCAGCGTTTGCCCTGCTCATTTGCAGCGCGCCGTCGCGATAGTCTTTGTTGGCGTGGCCACGCACATTTCTTGCAATTGCTTCCACCGTATCACCGGCCAGATACCCACGACGCGCAGCATTAACGATGCGCGCCAGCCTGTCCGATTCCAGATTACTCGCCCACTCACTCAGCAGTCGCCCCTGAAAGGGCTGAGCCATCGCAGCGGCGTACACCATATCAGCGGTGATGCCCTGTAGCGGGTAACGAGACAGCACCTGTGACGGCAGGAGGGAATCGAACAGGCTCAGCTGATAACTGGTTTCATTCTTCGCCAGCGCGACCAGCTCATCCTGAAGCCCGGTTTGCATAGCGGTGACGGCCTGCTGGTTCAGCTCGCGAACGCTGCCCAGCAGACTTTCCAGCCGGGAAACTGTGAAGCTTTCTGGCGGGAGTTTATCCAGCGCATCCAGCAGACGAGCCGAAAGGTCAGCGTCAGTGTCGTTAAGCAGCTTTACCATCCGGTTTGCAACGCCAGTGGAATAACGGCTAATCCAGACAGAATGCGCTATCGCTTCATCACGCAGGCTTTCGTTGACTGTCGCCATATCAGCCCCCGATCATTGTCGGTGCCTGATTACGAAGCGCATCGATAACGTCGGTCGGGCTATCTGCCGGGTCTATCAGATCCAGTTTTTGCAGCGCGCGCACCATATCAGTGTCACGCAGCGCACCAGATTGCCAGGCACTGACGATTGCTGACACCATGCCGGACTCTGCAACCTTCGCAATAAATTCCTGATTGATGGTGTAGCTGGGCGTGTCGCCTTTAATCCCCAGATACCGGGCACACCAGCCGAGCACCAGCGTGTAAGCCTCAGAGACGTTCGAGACACAAATACCGAGGACAGACGTTGATGATGTCTGCTCACCGTTCGCCTGGGTTGCGGTTTTCGCCGCTGAGTTTTGTTCAATCAGCCGCGCGCCGAGCTGCACCATGTAATCGCGCTTGCTGTCCATGGCCTCTTTCGCCAGCATGTTTGGCTGTGCCTGGGCATAACCAAAAGATCCGTTCACAGGAAGAAGCAACGGTGACCGGGAACCAATTTTAACACCCTGCTTTTCGAGGTGGTCACGCCACCCGGTATCAAGTCCGGTGATGTACGGCTGCACCTGACCGCAGAACCACACGCTATCCTCATAGTCAGCGCTGTTGCGGTAATGTCCGTGGTTTATTTCGACCAGGGCAGCCAGCGGCGAATCATCAATTGTCGGATCGTTATTCTGCGCACCTACAAACGTGAACGGGATTTCATCCCAGTAATTCTCGCTTTTCGGTTTGGGAGAATATTCACTGTCAACGGTGAAAGCGCCGCTGGTTGTGCCACCAGCACGTCGCCAGACACGACAAACAAACTTTCCATTCTCCAGCGCCAGCTCACGATACTGAACGTCATCTTTGTAAGCGTAACCATCCTCTTCTTCAACGCATTCACGCAATACCACCAGCACCAGTTGATCACGTCCATTTATGCGCTTCGTTCTCCAGTTGATGATATTTTCTGCCGGGTAACGCAGGATGATCGCTTCATCAGAACCCTCTGCGTAATCGACATAAAGCCCCTCGCGGGCGACTTCCAGTACACTTTCAGTCACCAGCTGTGATTGCTGGTAAATGCTCACGCCAGCGCCATCAGCATCGTTTAAGAGATATGCCAGCTTATCCGGTGCAGAGAACGTTGGGTCTTTCCGGTACGCCAGCCCCAGCATGCCTATCTTCGTGTTGCCCGTAATGGCATAGAACACAGCGCGGTGAAGATAATCTTCGTTACGCTTGCGATTGCGGGCGGTTCTGTCCGTTGGGTCGAGCAACGGCAGATAAGCATTCCCCGCTTTTTTTACCGCTTCCGCACCTTTGCAGAAATCGCGGTATTTCTTCCAGGCAGCCGAAGCCGCCCGGTGTTCTGGTCGAACCCAGGTGATGTCGTCGTTTGCCATATCAGAAGGTCGTGTCCATGGTGATTGAGTATGCTGGTTTAACGATGGGGTAATCCTTCACGATGAAGTAACCGCCTGCGTCGTTGGGGTGATCGTTATCGGCTTTCTTATCCGGCTCGCCGTTGGCCGCCCAGATTTGCTGTTCGAGACTCTCGGTATACACCGGGCAATTCTGGACGTTGACCAGATACCGGCGCTCACCCAGCGCATTGCAGAACATGGCATTCATGGAGTTAATGCGGTCTTTTACTGGCGGGTTCGCCTCATCAACAATGACGCTGAATCCTGCATCGCTGAGCTGCGCGATATCGGTTTTGCTGGCGTTCTGTGATTTACGGGAATCACCGGATGCATCCGGGTAAATGTAGATCTCGCGGTTTTTCACATAACGACCATCTTCATAGCGCCAGAATTCCTCCTGGATACGCTTAATCATCGCCGGGGTGTCGTAAACCTTCACCAGCTCACGAACGGCACGCGGCAGGCCATCACGCTTTACGTGAACAATCGCGGCCATTTTCCCCACGTTAAAGTCCATGCCGATAAACAGCGGGTCATTGGCCTGAATTCCATCGGTGCAGTTATTCAGCTTGCGGTTGAACGTGTGGTAAATGGTGCCGCTGTTAAGGTTGGTGAATTTTCCTCGCAGATAAGCCTGAATCAGCTCATCTGGGTAAGAACTCAGTAGCGATGGAATGTAGTCAGCCGGCAGGTTCTTCGCGTTGTCGAATGTGCTGGCCTGAATCAGTCCATATAGCGCAGCAAGCTCCGGCTTTTCGCGAACCGCTTTCATGAACTGCTGGTACACGAACTTAAACCCCTCAGGGGTCGTTGTGACGTCGATACCGTTACGCAGCCCATCGACCTTGTAACGCATACGGGCAATGATTTTTCGCCAGGCCTGCTGAGCTTTCGCCGCCGCCATGACGTCCAGCTCATCGACCATCGCGTTACCGATTTTAAAACCAACTATCGAGCCAGGTTTCTCCATCGAACGGCAAATCGTCGTACCGCGATAGCGCCGCCCCTCGTAGAAGTGAACCTCTTTGTTCCCTTCGTTTATTTTGACAGTCAGCCCCCAGTCGAAAGCCACCTCTTCAATCGTCGGGTAGAATATGTCGCGAATTTGTGGGTACGTCGGTGCGAAATAGCCCTGGTTAATCTTCGGGTGCTCCCACATTCCCTTGCAGATACCGCCACAACCCACCCACGTCTTACCGGAACCGAATCCGGCAACGTAGGCTTTAAACTTGTGCGGCATCGCGAGGAATCGCGCCTGCGGAATATTAAGTGTCGGGCTGATCCCCATCATCGGCCCTCGCGTCCACTACGTTTATATTAATCTGCACCGGGGATGGCTCGTTATCCTCGTCGTCAGCAGCCATTTCTTTGCGGAGTTTGTCCAGTTCAACCTGGCGGCGCTCAATTTCGATTTGCTGGAGTTTCTGAGCAAAGGTGCTGTCAGCCAGGCCAAGCCGCTTCATCACGGCTTCAAACATCTTCTCGCGGCTGATAGCTGTTATCTCGACACCGTTTTTACCAACCTTCACGCCGGAATAAGCCAGCGCAGCAGTCGGTGGAAGGTATCGTGAATCAGGGAAGTGAGGACGACCAATACCATCACCATTGCAGCGTGGGCATTCTGGGTTAGGCTCCCGGTTGTGGTCGTAGCCGTAACCGCCAGGGTCTTCTGGCAGCTTTGCGCCCTCTTTGCCCTCAACCTTTGCCGCCTCTTCATTAAACTCAACAGCATCACGCCACTGGTAATGATGACCAAAGCCCCAGCAATAACGGCATGCACCGCGGCGATATTGAGAAAGCTGGTTTGCATCGAAGGTAGCGAGCTCCCACATCTGCGCCAGCACTTCATCGGCATCTGCTAATGTGCGCGCAATGGAGGCCTTCTGCTGCTGCGCGATGGCCTGCGCAACGTTAGGATTCGCTATGAGCTGACGACCATAATTCGAATCGCTATAACCTGCGCGCTCTGCGGCGGCAGTCGCATTCTGGTCTTTCAAATATTCAGCGATAAAGAGCTTTATTTTTGGACTCAGCTTACTGTCCACCAGCTCTTCTGCGCTCTTTTCAATTTGCGCAGTGCGCACTTTCTTCTGCGCAGACTTTTGCGCACTTTGCGCAGGAGGTTTTTTGATGTATCGACGGGCTGTTGCGTAGTTCAGTCCCTGCGCTTCGCACCACTCTTTCGGTGATATCCCGGTTCTGGCATTGTCGTCGAGGAACTGGCTTAGCAACGCTCCCCAGTCCGGTTTTGCCATGTTGATAGCCTTTTATTTTTTAACACAGATGTCGGGCATTGAGAGCCTCTTTAGCGTCATGAACTAGAATTACATGGGTATGAACGCAAAGTCCTGCATGCGCACCTTCCCCAGTAATCAGGAGTTCAAATGGCTGACTTAAATGAACGAATTGAAATCCTTGAGCAAACAATTGATGAAATGCATTTCGAGCTACACGCATCTACGGTAGCCATCGCTGTTTTATCATCTGTTATTAACAAGATAGATGGCGAGCCAGGATTGCTTGCATCCTCGTATGAAGAGAAAAGTTCGGCTCCACTCGTTAAATTCAATCATCCCGTGCAGGAAGGGTATGAAGAAAAACTTAAGGAGAGAGTTTTGACCTTGCTGTCCCAGAGGAGCCAGTGAATTAGCAAGTATGTGTCTCCTCAAGAGGGTGAACGGAACATCTTCTTGAGGTGATACAGCCATTAAAAAAGCCACTCGTAAGTGGCCTTTGTGATGACATTGGATATTCATTGTTAATTAAAAATGAATTTGAGTTAACCGAGCCAACTCAAGTTTTAAACCAACCATTTTCTGGTTAAATGATGTGTTGGCATTCATTGATTGAAAACAGAAGTCGCTAGCAGTTAGCTCACCGGTTATAAATAAAGCAAAGTCACCATGCATCTTGCCGTTTATACTGCTAATTTCATTGAAAGATTCCAACAGTTCCATATAGTACAACGTTAGAAACATAGTTATCCTTGGGTGCAGACTATGATCTACAAAAGACAACCACTCCTGTTGTAAGTCTTCCTGACTCTTAGCTCCTGTCGCTCTCAGCGTTTGGAGTAAATATACTTGGTTTGCGTTATTACTCCACTTATCTAGTAAAGTAAAAACCTCCTCTGCCTTGTTTACATAGAATTCGCGGTTTGTTTTCCATTTGTCGAACTGATTCTGGCTTTCTCTCGCTTCTCTTGAACTTCTAGCATTATTCCTGTTCACCCATATGTTCATCAAACTAGTAACACCAACACCTATTAATGCAGAGCATGCAGTAATAATCGGCGTAGCATTTTCGCTTAACCAACCAGCCATAAAGAACCTCCATAAAAGAAGGTTCAATTTATCATTATTTCTGACACTGTGTGCTGATGTATTCCTGCATGCCGTGAATCATTTTGTCGACGGTTTCGATTCCGTCCCGGTGATCGAAATAATTCCGTCGAGCGTCTGGAGTAAGTTCGGGGGTTCCTGCATCATCCATGCCGGTGGTGGAGGTGGTTTTGGGCACTCTAGGACAGGTTGCGGCGATGCGCAGCCGTTTAGCGCCAGAATCGACATCCCGACGCAAATCGTTAATGGTCTTTTTCGCATCGGCTAGTTCCTTAGTGTATTTGGCATCCAGCGCGGCAACCTCACGCTGACGGATGGTCATGTCGGTGATTGTGGCGTTCGCCAGGGTGAGCTGCTCAGTCACTTTGTCACGCTGGTCTTTGTAGGTGATGGCGTTGTCGCGGTAGTGGTTCACGAAGAACACCAGCACGCCGATTGCCGTCACCACAAGCAGCTGCAACCAGTAACGCTTTACCAATGCGCCAATCACGACAGAAACAGAGCCCGCTCTGCCTCACGTCGTCGAGTCAGGCCAGGCATCACTTTTCCACCGGCTTTATTCCAGCGCAGGAACTCATCCGCAGCACCTTTGTTATCATCGGCATTCAGCTTCTTCAGAAGCGTGGATGTAGAGAGAGCACGAGCGCCGAGGTTGTAGGCAAATGACACCAGCGCATCAAACTGACCTTGTGTTACAGGCACCTTAATGAGCTTTGATACGTCGCTTTCGTAACTCACCAGCCCGTTTTTTAGCAGTCGGTCAGCTGTTGCCTGGTCAATCGTCATTCCCGGTCGCACAGGCTTACCATCGACTGGCTGCGTCCATCCAAAACCGATAGTCCACGGTGCGTCACCTGTGCCAGGATCCGGATAGGCGCTAAGGCGGCAACCTTCGAAACGCTTAATCAGCTCAATTCCGTTATTGCTTATCCGCATTACCGCCTCCGAAACGATTACCAACGTATCCAGACAGGAATGTGCTGAGTTTCTTCACACCGACGAACCCGATAAATCCACCGATACCCACAGTGAGAGCTTTCGGCACATCGAAGTAATCGAGGGCGGAATATGTGGTTAGCGCCAGCGCGCCGCACATTAATCCTTCAAAGAACGTTTCTTTCCAGCTGCTGCCGGAATAAGCCATTCGCAGGACAGCCATCACGATCGCCATAATGACGCCACCAATAGGTACGTCACCGCGCCACCAGGACGCCAGAATCTCGCTGATGTCTGCCCATCCGTGTGGAATGTTAGGCATTTTCATAATCTCTCTCCTCGCAGTAGAAGCGGGAGCTGTGTGATGTAGGGGTCAGGTTCGCGGGCTGAATTTAACAACAAAGCGTGTCGAGGATGATTCCCGGAACCTGAAAATAAAAAAGGCCGCCGAATGGCGACCTCGTGTAGTAATTTATTAGTTAATGACCGGTCAAAAACGGGTACACGAGATACCAGAAAATAAAGCCACCTACCGCAACCAAGCAGAGCGCCGAGATGAGTTTACCTGCCCCGCCATTCGTAGCAGATTTAATTACCAGCACACAAACGACAATACAAATAATTGCCAACAAGAAATATGCCGGTATCAGTATCATCCCCATAAAATCCTCCATAATTATAATCGCTTAATGCAAATAGCTTATGGATAGTATGGTTAATTTGGTACCCGAGCAATAAATACTCACCATAAACAACTAGTTCTAGGCGTTTTCTGCTTAGTTACTGGCAAACAAAAAGCCCAAGGCGTTTAACCTCGGGCTTTATATTCTTTTCACCGTAACAACGTACGGATTTCTAGTGTTAGAGCGATGATATTCTAACTTTCGTCATTATGCAAGTAGCAATCGTTACCGGAATTAAACATTGCTCGTAACTTTCGATAAAATTGCATTTTCCGCTGATTCTGCCTTTTCCACCTCAGCTATGAGGGATTCATAGAATGGTTTTATCGCTTTATCCCAAACTCCCGGTGAAATGGCATCAGTAAACTGGCAGATGGCGCGATAGCAAGATGCAGCCGGAAGACGCTCATATCCTCTCCCGGAACATTGGCGGCAAGTACTCATAACAGGTGCACCCTGCTCTGATGATTTCTTCCTATCCATCGCTACCCCTCGGCCTCTGCATTTAACGCAAGCTGTAGATATGACGCCGCGCCCATTGCATTTGGAGCATGTAACTTCAATCTGCTCATTAGCGGTTTTTGCTGGCGTTTTCTCTCCACAACCAGGGTGTTTGATAACCAGATCTTTCTTCCTGATAACCCCTCGCCCCTTACAGCATGAACAGGAAACTTCACTGGCAGCAGATCGGCAATAGTCCTGGTATGCAAACGTTGCGAGCGACTGTATTACCTTGCCTTTAATACTGGTTTCGAGTTTCCGAATGGCTGCCACCTTATCGCAGTGCTTCAGACCATATTGCATCAGAAGTTGAACGGATTTCTTTTTGTCAGCTCCGCTCAGATCCATCTTTCCGCTGAAAGCACTGAATCCGAGAGGCGAGCGACTTTGCACCATCCCAAACGCCGCCATAACATCCGTCCCAGTTAATGCATCTGATGCTGTCGCCCTTGGTGAGTCTGACAACTGAGGCGATTTAGGAGAATGGAATTTAACTGTGCTTTCGAGGTTCATACGGCTTCTCCTGCTGGCTGTTTGGGTTTCGTTTTCTGCTTGCTGTGCTTTGCTATCGGCTTAAGGAACGCTCGCATAACGCTTTCCATCTGGTAGCGGTTTATTTGCTCTCGCGTCATGCTGCCTCCCTGATTTTCACGAGTTGACGCCTCAGGGCGCTGTAATGCTTCCTGATGGCTTCGAGTTCTTCGATGGTGTATCGGTGAGGCTTGTTGTTGTTTTCAAGCGCCTCGACGCGCTCTGGGCCGATTTTGTGCACCAGACGAATACGGTACTGTTGCTGATTGCCAGATAGCTGAACGTTACAGTGATGGCATTGCTTATTGATGTTGTCTTCGATGTAGCGGAGATGTGATGCCTTGCCGCGCGATCGGTAGTGTCCGGCCTCCCACTGAACTGTCTCGAATGTTCCACAGCTGATACAGGGCAAATCGTGGTCACGCTCGCGGATGTAGTCATTGACGACACGCTGGGTTAAATCCTCCCAGTGCTTGAGTGGTTTTACTGCTGCCTTGCGCTTACGCCACGCCGCACGTTCTTTTTTCTCAGTAGTGCGCTGGCGCAGCAGTGCTTTCTGTTTTGCGGCTTCTCGTGATTTTGCAGCCTGTTTTTTGCCTATCGCGCTGGCGCATTCAAAACAGCATGCAGTCTGCCCTTCCCTGGCAGGATAAAACCACTCACGGCAATGAGCACACTTACGGCGGGATGGTTTACGCATGGGAAGTCCTCCATTCCTGAGCCCAGGCAATACGCGCACTGGATGCCTCAGAGAACTTCACGCCACGTTCGGTACCGAACCAGTAAATCGCCTCGATAACATCGACCATGTAGCGTTTGCTTGATTTGGATGTGCGGATACCGAAATAAACACGGCCGCCGTTAATGCCCGGCGCGGATTTCTGCTGCTGGTCATGGGTCTGATTCACCAGAACGGTGATGAGGTCTTTCCACTCTTCGCGGGTAAGTTTTTCGCCGTGCCAGACAACCTGGTCAGACAGGTCTTTGAGTAATGGCCACATCAGACGATTTTGCTTGTCGGTGCGAGTTTCTTCTCTCGCTTCGATAACCATCGGGGCACGGGGATTGACCGGGAGCGACTGGATGAAGGCAACGACGTTGCGTTTCACGTAGTCGTTAACGAGACAGTATTGTTGTTTCACGCTTCACCTCCGCAGAGGCCAAACGCAGAATGCAGAAAATCACAGGTGCCAGAAAGCATCTGTGAAAGAGTTCGGATTGTAACTTCATACAGCGCCATGAGGTTTCCTCTTCACGACGCTGGGGATTGGGTTGTGGTTGTTCAGGCCACGGAGAGATTATGGCTGGTTGATATCATAAAATCAATTCAACTCAAAAAATAAACGCCAATACACCATGCAGAGTATGTTATTAATAATAAGAGAAAAACACCAAACAATACCCATGCCAAGTTTATGAATGTCACATACGAATCGCTACCTTTCTTAACTCTCTCCCACTCCTTCTTCAAAACCGATGCACAAAGTAATGCATATTCGTTTTGGCCTTTCTCATCAAGAAAATGCTTAATATATTCTTGAGATGAGTGAGTTTCCAAGAAATGAACCAAGGCACTCTCTTCCTTACTGGGAGAAAGCAAATTCACTCTTAACTTTACTTCATAAAGGCATTTATAAATTGTTGCAATCTCATCGCTGGATAGCTGATTTACCTCACCTTGCTGTGCCATTTCTGAAGTTCGTTGCATCGTCGATTTGCTATTAAAAGCCTGGGAAATCGCTGCTAACTTTGAACTAAACTCGCATAAAACATCTCGTAAATCATTAATCCACTTCTGCCTAAATTCCGCAATTTTCAACTCTTTGGTAATAAACATACCTAAAACAGCTGCACAAGCAGCAAAAACGCCAGCTAAAAGCACCGCCCAAGACTCTGTCACCTTTTACTCCATTTTTTAACAGGGTTAATTTATGTTCTTATAATCCCGCCATTCTTCCCACACATTCTCAGGGTTGATATCGAGATATCCTCTCTCGCGTACCATATCTTGAGCAACCTCGAAAGGCACTCTGATAGCAGTGGCTGAATCACGTATTGATTCGACTTCCTCACAGGTTAATTCCCTGCCAGCGTCTTTCTCCTTCGCTACAAGAACCGCGACCAAAGCAGGGATGAAAACAATAGTCATTTTTTAGCAGCCTCTGCTTTTCGGCGAACTTCAATCATATGAACATAAAATTCATGTAACTCGTCATTCTGCTTAGCTACCATCTCCAAGGGTAGGGATTCCCTTTCCTTATTCCATTGTGCAAGTACGTCACCACACTTCCCATACGCCTCATCAACGACTTCAATTGCTGGTCTATCTGTTTTGATTTGAGGGATCGTGTATTTGTTTAGACATACCGAAACAGGAGGTCCATAACTTGAATTTTCAGCTAAAACAGGTGCAGAAAGCACTATTAGGGCTATTACTACCCATCTCATTTTTTGTTAGCCTCTGCCATTGCAACGTATCGCGGATCGCTTGCCTTCGGCGACTGCTCGCGCATGACAGCTTCAGCAATCACCGGCATGTTCAGGCGCTCTTTGTACGCAACGCCAGAAGCGGCTAAATCAACGTTCACTTTGTCGCGTTCTTCCTGCGATTTTGCTGCAATGTTCCACTCAGACATCGTTATTTCCCTCACCGAGATATTTCTCACGTAACGCCAAATACCGTTCACGTTGCTCAGGGGCGACCATGCCAGCCTTGATTGCAGAAAAAAGTTTATCGTACTTACCGTTCAACTCGATCTGGTCACGAAGTCTGTAGTAAGCGGCGGCAGAGAGACTATTGAAGTATAGATTTTCAGCCGTTAAATAGGCTCGTCCTTCGGCCTCTTTAAGGTTGCCCATCACCTCACGGTAAGCATGATGGCTAGTATCCTGCGGGAGTGACTCATCCTCAATAAGCGCCAGACGAACAATCATATCGTGTGCCAGCTTACGCTTTTCAGCTTCACAACGTTTCTTCATATAAAACTGTGTAGCCAGAAAAACCACTACAGCAACAATAATCATGCTGACAGACATACAACCCCCCTAATAAAATGGACCATGAGAGTATCATGGCCCAATTTTATTAGTTTTGCGTTATCTCATTCTGGTCCTCAGATAAGAAGGAATATTAAACGCTTCTTTTCATCTCTTCAGACCTTAGAGAACTGGGTCACACACTGAGATCATTAACTACATCTGCCACACTACGAATAGACCGAATATTACCTATACCTGTTCCCAGAGATATATAGCCTTCATCACTGTTACCTTCGAGCATTCCCGTGCGTAATCCGCGCAAGCCTCCCATCGCTGTCAACATCTCCTGACGTGAAGCGCCGGAGTTATCCATGGATACCAGCGTATCAGCCAATTTTCCAGGGAGCGAACGATAAAAAGTAGGCTGAGTACGGAACAGGTGTAAGTCTAATCCATTACTGTCCAAAATTTTCTGTTTTACCGATTGCGGAACACGATTTTCAATGGTGCTGATAAACACTGAACCTGCCAGTACTCCCTGAGCCCCTAAAGCATGGGCCGCCCTGGCAGTACGAGTGTCCGTGATCCCTCCTGCAGCAACCACTGGGATATGTTTTACAGCATCGGCAATCAACGGAATAATAGTAAAGGTTCCCATAACTGTTTCAGGTAAGGTCCCCCCTTCGTCAAACCCAGTAGCGACGATAATGTCTGCCCCGGCAGCCTCGGCAATCCTGGTATTTTCTGGTGTAGGATTAGCATCGCGGTAGATAATTTTTATATCAGCAGCTTTCAGTTCATCGAAAATTACCTGATTGACCGCACCTTCACCAGAGCTCACATAAACGACCGCCTGAACCCCTTCTTCTTTGATTACCTGCAATAGAGGCTGAGTCCAGATATCGTTATCCACTACAGGAAGTAGATTTACCGCAAAAGGTTTTTCAGTAAGTTTTTTTGTTTTGCGGATTTCTTCCCGCATTTTTTCTGCTGCATCCTGTGGAGTCGTCGCTGCGGTTTTTGCAGTCTGCCCAGCATGAGGACCTAACACACCTAAACCACCGGCGTTACTGACTGCCGCCACCAAATGGGCATCGGTAAGCCAGGACATTGGTCCCTGGATAACCGCTTTTTCAATACCAAGAATTTCACAGACATTTTTACGTTGCATCATAATCGCTCCTTAGGGAATTTCTTATCAGTGCAATCTTGTTAAGGGAACGTTTTCCCACTTGCGCTGAAGGATTGATTTAGAGTTTAAATAGTTGTGAATATGAGATAAATAACGTGTTGAGTGATACACTCACAACAAAAAGGTGTGTATATGGACAAACTAAAGGGTATGCGGGCATTTGTGGCAACAGTGGAAACAGGTAGTTTTGCCGCCGCCGCAGGTAAGCTTGATCTGTCTCCTCAACGGGTGGCTAAAGCTGTTGCACAGCTTGAGGAACATTTATCTCTAGCGTTACTCAACAGAACAACACGTCAGCAGTCACTTACCGAATTTGGTCAGCTTTATTACCAACGCAGTAGGGATATTCTTAACCAAATAGAAACAGCAGATGCCATTGCCTGGCAGATGAAGAATCAGCCAGAAGGCAATATTCGTGTGAGCGCGCCCATCACCTTTGGTAATTCAAGCCTGGTAGAAATGATTAGCAGCTTCCTGGATGATTTCCCAGCCATCACCATCACACTGGAATTGTCCGACCATCTTGAGAGAGGCGAAGATAATTTGAGCGATGTTGCTTTCAGAATTGGCGACACTCTTGATCCAGGTCGTGTTGCAAAAAAACTCTCTCTTTATCAGCTTGTTACTTGCGCATCCCCTTCCTATTTAGCCAGACACGGGATACCAAAGACACCTGGAGAGTTATCAGGGCACAGTTGTCTTATTTATACTATGGCTAATGATCCAACCAATAACCGCTGGTTATTTTCCACTAATGGCCAACCCTTTGAGCAGGAAGTATCAAGCAGGTTGCGGATTAATAACAGCCAGGGTTTGTTAACTGCCGCTTTGGCCGGAAGGGGGATAACAATTGCTCCACTTTCTCAAGTCAAAAATTACCTGGCAAGCGGTGAGTTGTTGCGGATACTTGAAGACTTCAACCCTCCTCCCCGGCCATTGTATTTACTTTATTCACCCGAATTAAATCGCCGGACAAAAATACAGGTTTTTATCGATGCCGCCGTCAGATGGTTCGCGATGTCAGAGTGATGGTGATGGTAAGTAACATAACCCGTTCATACACCACTTCTCCCGCTTCAGGAAGTTCGCAGCTACTTGGTCTAAGATGCGTTATTCCAATAAGTCCATGTCACACCATCCCGTTTGATTTATTGCGCTGATACTTGGCCTTGAGGATCTCCGCCGGAGTCGGCCCGCGTGGTGTAGCAGCTGCAGTGATTGCCCGGCGCACTGGTGGAACAGGCTTCCCATCCAGCACCCGGCGTTCCCACATCGCCAGCAGTTTACCAGCTTCGCGGATCAGCTCTGACTGGGTTAATTGACGTTCAGTGCTGCAATGGCGAAGTTCAACGCAGACGTGGTACGCCATTGCCTGCGTTAATGAGTCGGTGAGCTGCCCATCCCGGCGGTTCCGCGTAATATCACCAAGTATGATTCGAAATCATAATGATGTACGGTCAAGAAAATCTTTATTGATCAACCGCAAAGACCGTTTAGAAACATCTAGGTGATAATTGAATCTTTGGATTTTATTTACTTAACAATATGAATTATATGAAGTTAGCCGTTTTCTTAATCATCCTTCCTTTTCAAGTTTTAGCCCTCAATTTTTCATCAACAGTGCTCAAGTTAAATTGCCCTGAAAGAGGGATCGTAGAAGTCATTCTGCACGTTTATGAGCATACTCAAGAGGCCTGGCAAGGCAATTTTGAAACTGGGGCTGGTCACAAACGCTCCGGAGATATCGAGATAATACCTTTTGCAAATGGCGATACTCTACTACATCGGGTATCAACAGATTCTTTCGGTTACGTTTACAACGGAGAAGAACGACTAAAACATTGCATGAAACTTGACGAGCGTGCTGTTTATCCTTCATTTGGCTAGATATCAGTGATATAGAACAAAGAAAACCCGCAATTGCGGGTTTGGAGGGCAAGAATGGTCTAACCCATCCTTGTGCTAAATAACTAAATTATCAGCTTATTTGCCCTCAAAGAAATCAGATGGTAATTGGCCCGGCGGCATATTGATAACATCGTCGTTATCCGCGCCTTCGTTTTTCATGTAAGTCACTTTGGCAAACTCAGGGATCACCAAATAAGGGTAAGCTGGCCCCTCGTCACGAAAGCGGTGCATATCTTCTATGAATTCGTTCTGATAACAGATTGTTTTCTCGGGATGTTGCCCCTCGCCAGCAATCCACTGAGGGAAGAAAATCGTACCGTGGATCACTTTTCTCCGGATATCGAACAATAGGCTGACACAAGTACCAGTGGGTTCATGCCAGTCAACCTTAAAAATGCCCTGTGCAAATTGCACAGCGTTCATTTTCTGATTCGTTACCCAGCGCCCCCCTACTAATCCCTGATGAATCCTGTAATCGCAGGTCTCGTTATTCCGGGCATACCACTCATATTTCCACCCATTGTCGTACGTGTAAACGAAGTGAGTTCCAACAAACTCAGATAAATCATTGGAAAAATCTTTCTCAGAATGACTAACCATTTATAATCCCCCATCTTAGGAGATTTAACACTAATATCGATTATTCGAACTTACCAGCAACTTCTAAGAAAAGTATTGTCAAAAAATTCTTAATCTTACTGAATACACTGACGCAACCTTAATCAATTTCAACACTTATAGTTAGTTCTCTTATAACGACTCCCAATTACTGCTCGACTTCACCACCAGACTGTTAAGCATTTACGCGCTTACGCCAAAGGGCCGGCAGCGAATTGCACTGTAGTAACAAACGCGATCAACGATTTCATTCACCACCTGGCCAGCATCACGCATGCGGTTCATTTTGAAGCGAACGCCATCCACAGAACCATCAAGCTATTCTGCGATTGCGAGGACCGCCGATTTCTGCTTGGCAGCAAGAAAATCCAATACCGCTTTTATATCAATCTTTTCTTCACCATGGTTATGACCTCCCGCCTGATTTTATGTGATCGTATTTGGCTTTAAGCAGCTCAGCCGGTGTTGGTCCTGTAGGAGTTGCTGGGGCAGCAAGTGCGCGGCGGACAGGGGGGATCGGCTTACCAGAAAGCACCCTCTTTTCCCACATATCCAGAACCTTGACCGCTTCACGCTCCAGTTCCTGGCGACTTAACTGCCCCTCCGTACTTCTATGACGCAGTTCAATGCAGATGTGATACAGAACGTCCTTAGTCCAGGGATACTTCTCGCTACTGGTGTAACGGAAAACCATTTTCTGCCACTTCCAGTACTCACTCATAACATCATCTACGCTTACGCCCAGCGCACTTTGCCCTTCCCTGCACCACTTTACGAACTGGCCCGGCGATGGCAGGAATGGACGTTCCTGACGACGGGCTACACGCATACCGACATCGACCTGAGCCATTGAGTGAATACCGTTCTCCTGAAACGCCAGCAGCCACTGACGGCGAAATTCGTTCAGGTCGTCCTGGGTGCGGAAGTTCGCCATGCTGGCCGGGAAAGCCGCCCGAAGCTGGTTAAACAGCTCGTTGAAAATCTGCGCCGTTTGTTCGACCTGCGGGCGTTCCTCGTACTGTTCAGGCAGGTTGTGCGCTACCCGGCGCATCTGCTCTCGGTCGAGATTGTGCATCTGCTCTGCAAGTGTTTTCATCGAATCACCCCATAGGCCCAGTCAGTATTGTTGAAGTCCAGATCCTGTTTAGCGGCTGGTTTTACCGCGAACTTTGGCTTGAACAGTCCCTGATATCCGTTGGCAATACTGGTGTTAATCACATCGACCGGGTTATGCCCTTCGTCCAGACACTCTCTTAGCAGCTTGAAGGCCTTGGTCACGGTCAGTTCCGTTTTGATTGGTTTGCCTGACTGCTTGCGGTAGGCCACCCATTCCTCCCAGGCTATTGGATTGAGCCACTCAGGAACCAGGATGCTCAGCGGATCAAACTTGTCCTTCCCCCTTGGGGGATTAGAGGGGGTATTAGGTTTTATATTTGTTTTTGGAATAATGTCTTTGGTGTTCCCTGTTTTCAGGGATACCTCTCCCTGATTTTGGGGATGGTTATCCCTGTTTTCGGGGATGGTTTTAAGAGTGATTTTGCTATCCCTGTTTTCAGGGATGGTAATAACCTGTGTTACTAATTCAGGAAGCGAGAAATTAACCGGGCACTTCGCGCACTTCGGCTTTGTATAAGCCCATTTATCCAGACAGGTATTAATCCCGATGTAACGTGTTTGCCCGACTCTGCGCATCTTGATGATGTTGCGATAGGCCAGGCTGAGCACAGCTTCAGAAACGTGCTTGACCGCCAGTCTGGTTTTATCAGCAATGAGGCTGTTGGTGATCCGGTCTTCTTTCTTTGACCAGCCATACGTCAGGCGAACTATCGCATTCAGAACGCGAAATTCACGTCCAGAAAGCTCTACGACACACAGGGCATCCTGAATCTGGTTGGCAAGGCGAAGGTAGCCATTGTCCAGATCAGCCATGCGATTCTCCTGCTGCACCGGTTCTGGCACAGGGAATTTGATTACTTCAGCAGTGTTTGCCATAATTACTCCTGTGAATTGATCCAGTTAATTCCACATGAGAGCCCTTTCTGTTCGCGCAGAGGGGCTTTCGACTTTTTGATACTTCCCCCATCACATAGCTCCCAGCATCGAAGTAACCATCGTCATTAGCGGGCCTACCTGCTCCGGCATGAGTCGGAACAACGACGCTATGCCTTCGCTTACCTCTTTCAACTTTTGATGCTCTGGTGCGTCCAGCATTACCGCTTGTTTCGCCTCTGATACTTCCCTCTCAGCATCAGCCAGGAGAGACATCTTGCAGTTGCCACCGACCAGCCTGGTTCGGTGTTCCAGCGGCAGCACTGACAGAATCGCCGGAGTCAGCTGGCGCACGTTCTCGCGGTAGTTATCCGAGTCGAAGCGGTTATCCAGGAAGCGAAACAGCTTCTGTCTGGCCCGGCTGTGATCCGCCGGAAAATCGATGCCCTCCCCACCCTGCGCTCGCCACTCTTCGACGATTAAGGCGGACACAACGTCCTGCCCTGATGCAGCAGCCCATGCACGAACCGCATCGCGGATCGCATCGTGGTTAACACCTTGTTTTGGTTGAGCGCGATTTATCATCGCCGCCGGAATTAATCCGGTATTCTGTTGATACGTAAGTGATTGCATGGCGCTATCCCTTTCGAAAATTAAATAGACAGAGAGACCTTGCGCATACAACGCAAAGCCAGTTTTGACTTTTTTATTGATGCCCTTTTTCAGGGCTGAGATGTGATAAGAGCGGTGTTGCTAAACTGACTGGACCGGATGAGGGAACAGATCAGATAAATCAGGTCGGATTTGGTAAGCAGGGACATTTCCATCAGTTGCCAGCTCGATTCGCTTCGCGTTCTCAGCTGAAACCTTTTTCTTCCCGTGCAACCAAGCCCATACGGACGGCTGTTTGACCCCACAGGCATCAGCAAGCTTTTGCTGACTTCCTACGAATTCAATGGCCTCGTTAATAGCTTTATTGACCATAAATAGCTCCTGCTTTTCTACTTATGACGAATAATAGCCTTAACTATTGAGCATGTAAATAGACAAAGCTATTTGAACTACCGATAGCTACAGCTATATGATTGAGATATGAACAAAACATCATTTTCAGAAAGACTAAATATCGCTATGCGCGAGTGTGGGATGACGCAAGGCGCTCTCGCCGAGGCTGTTGGCATGGCTCAACCAAGCGTTTGGAAGCTGGTTAGTGGCGGTGCTAAAGGGTCGAGAAAGACAGTGCAGATTGCGAATGTCTTGGGGGTTAGCCCTGAGTGGCTTAGTGACGGGATTGGGCCTATGCGTCTTGATGGCATGCAACCGCCATACCTTCACTCTGATACTGTAGCTGCTGATGTTTTCAGAGTTGATGTTCTCGACCTCGCGGTAAGCGCGGGGCCGGGCTCTTTCATGATCTCGGATTTCGTGGAGGTTCTGCACGCTATCGAGTTCACCACTGAACATGCACGCTCACTCTTTGGAAACAGATCTCAAGATGACGTGAAAGTGATGACGGTAGACGGGGATAGCATGAATCCCACCATCCAGTCAGGTGACCGTCTGTTCTTCGACGTATCGGTAAGAAATTTCAAAGTTGATGGGGTGTATGCGTTTGTCTTCGGGCAACACTTCCACGTCAAGCGCCTACAGATGCAAGGCCTTCAACTGGTAGTTCTATCTGATAACCCGGCATATAAAGACTGGTATGTAACGGAAGAGAATCAGGATCAGCTCTACATCATGGGTAAGGCTTTGATTCATGAGTCTATTGCTTATAATAAACTTTAGTTGCCTGGAGTATTAATGGTGAATGAATCACGAGTTAAGGAACGTATTTCTTACGTTATTCCTATTAGTTGGTCAGAAGACGAATCTGGAGTCCCGGTCCTGGTTTACGAGTTCCATGACTGGCAGGGTGAAGCCGACATATCCTTCGGTGTTTTCTTTATTGGTTTAAGGGCTAATAAGACATACATAACTGGCATTCGTGTCTCAAATGATGAAAACGTACTTATCCCGTTGGATAGTGATGAGTTCAACAACCACCGCGCCTTCCGAGTAGCAGAAGCAACGGACGGAGAGAACATAGTATCTGCCTCAATTAAGGTTAATTTCAACAATGTAAAAGTCGAATCAGCCGGTATATATGAGGTTGAGGCGATTTTAATTGACAGCGAAACTAGACAAGTTTTGAGCAGCAATAGCTCCTACTTCGATATAAAACCTTCCGGGATGATAAGAAATGAATTCAGAGAAAGTCGTTGAGTTAAGACCTAATCAGGACGTTTCTCGGCATGATGGACACCCTCAACTCCAAGATGCATACTATGGTAATGGCAACGGTGGCGGAGGTGATGATATGTTAAAACGAGTTGAAAGACTGGAAGAGAAGGTTATCTCTATCAGTTCTGACTTGGCAGTTATCAAAGCTACCATGTGTACGAAGGAAGACCTACACAAAGAACTAAATGGGCAGACGTGGAAGATCGTTATAGCCCTAGTGGTTACCGTGCTAATAGCTGTCTTTTCTAAATATTTCATCAAATAACCCGGTCGCCGCGCCGGGTTTTTACTGCCCTTTCCTCACGAACTCGCAGAATCTCGCAACACCCCCTTGTGAATAACGTTTCCTACTGAGAGACGCTTGGCTTCCAGGCTATCCACAATCGCATCCCGGTTTATCACTACCCCGTCGATAATCAACTCCGCCCCGCCAATCTCACCAGCAATGAAAGCTGCGAGATCTTCACGTAGTTCATTCCTACTCTTATCCATATCTAAAGCCATATCCATTCCATCTTTGATGCTTTGCTGAGCACATCATGCGCTATCTATAAAAATAAATTCCTTTATCAATCAAAGTCGTAATAGCTACATCTTTATATTTATAGCTTTAACTATTTACTTTGACAATAGCCAAATCTATTATAAGCGTATCAGCAGGACGCACTACTCGCCAGGACGGTGAAGTTCTTAAAAATAGAGCCCTGAAGAAGGGCAGCATTCAAAGCAGAAAGCTTTGGGGTGTGGTGAAGGGTTCATGAACGGGAATAAGTTGCACGTAAAGCGGCGAGGCTCGCGAAACTTTTGCCGAAATAAAGTAGGCCGATGCGAGTCGAAATGGGTCTCCCACCAACCACACCACCAAAGCTAACTGACAGGAGAATCACAATGGATGCACAAGCACGCCGCCGCGAACGCCGCGCAGAGAAACAAGCCGAATGGAAAGCTGCGAATCCCCTGTTAGTTGGGGTAAGCGCCAAGCCAGATAACCGCCCTGTTCTGTCTCTGACTCGCAAGCCGAAATCACGCGTAGAAAGCGCTGTGAAACCGATTGATTTAACTGTGCTTGCTGAGTATCGCCAAGAGTTAGAAAAACGGGCAGAAGCTGTTGAGCGCAAGAATCGTCGCACATGGTACAGCAAGCCACGCAATGAAATGGGCGTTACCTGTTCCGGGCGTCAGAAAGTCAAAGGTCATTCAATACCGCTGATTTGAGGTTGCCCATGAAGAACAGCGTCACATGCCCGGTATGTGGTAAGGACTTCGACCCACGAACCCCCTTCTGCCACATCAGCAAATATCACAGCGCTGCCAAGCCTTGCGAGCTGGAGAAAATCAGAGACGCCAGGCGCAAGTACTACACGCAGCATGCAGTTCGATAGCCCTCTCCGGAGGGCTTTTTTACAGGAATGTTTTGGGGTGTGGTGAATGCTGACGTAGGAGCAGAAAGCCACTCAGGTGATGCTGTCGAGCTAAAGATAGTCGACCACCACACCACCAAAATATTTCTCCCGCATCAGCGGGTAAGCAGACAGAGAGGTGGGTATGGATGTAAAGATTAGTGAAGTTATTCAGGCTTATGCTGATGCTAATGGCGTTAGCTTTGCAGGTGCTCAAGTGCTGATACTTATGGAAGTGGTAGCAGATTCCCCTGACCTTGCGGCTGAATTGGCGATGAAGGCGACAGGAGGGCACGCGTCTCCCGGTGCTGGTAATGGCATTGACGGCTTGAGTGAATACGCTGCCGATATGAACAAAAATAGCAACGCAAAAGGTCAGCTTACTGTCTATCAGGCACTCGATATGGCTCAACGAGCAATGCTGACAATCTCGAAAGAGATTGATGATAAGTACAATTTTATTCCGCCAGAAGAGCAAGTTTCACATATTGAAAGGATACTTCTTCTGGCGGCGACACTGGCTAAATCCGCCAGTTGACGTCCACCTTCCCTGATGGTGGTGGATTTTCACTGCTGTATTGAGCTTTTGCTGCTTCACGATATGCGGGCAGCAGGTTAGCAATGCGTTGAATAAGCTCTTCTGGAGTTGTGATTGTGGTGTCTTTAAGAGCTAGTGCCTGAGCCAAATCATAGGCGACAGACTCCTCTGTCCGGCCTCCGGTAAATACATTAAGCGCCATGAGTAATTCCTTATTTTGACTGTGGAATCACCAGTCTACAGACTTCCTTTGGCTGTGGAAAGCAAGGAAACCACGCGCCGGGCGTGGCTAAATATCCCGGCATAAATTCAAGTTACGGCTGCCAACTGGCGGCCTTTTTTTACGCCCGTCAGCGGGTAACTACAGAGGGTAAGAGGATGGTACTAACAAAAACTCAGATTTACACGCTGGACATGGTTTTCATCCATCAAGGGTGGCATCCGGAATGTGGAATCGTCCTGGAAACAGTGGAGCAAACCAGGCGCACTTGTGAAGAGCTTCTGGGTCTGGAGTTGCTAAGTTGTTCCGAAGATACCGGCTGGTATGCAATTACACAGCAAGGTGCGGAGAGGCGAAAGGAAGGTATTTGCAGGCTTAGAGAAGAACGGATACAGGCTGCCACGTAGGCGGCCTTTTTTATCGCCATATCAAAGCAAATTCACAGAGTTTGCTCCGATATAGCAACCCCTGCTGGGGATTGGGTTTAAACGTTCTGACACCGGGAAAGACCGGGAGGATATATGACAATAAATCATCACATGCTCCGAGAAGCTCAAAAGAAAGCACGCGACGCCAGAGCACAACGCAACGGCGCTAAATGGATGGAAGCCAACGAAGAGATGAAGAAAGCCGCTGGCATGCCGTGGTATCGCGGCCGCAATCTGGCGAACTAAGCCACTAACCCCCCTTCTCACTTTCAAGCGAACTGGCAGCCAATTGGTGCCGGGATCCGTGAACATAAAATTCAGGAGCTGATTATGGCACTTGCCACGACAGTCGAAGAAAGCAAAAAACAACGCCGTCACTTCACGCTGGCAGCATTATCTGCCCGGGCTATTGGCAATAGAAAGCTGATGCTGGCAGAGCTGAATCTTGCGCGTATTGAAGTACTCAATCAACGATATTTCCTCGGGCCATGCCCGTTCTGAGGTGAGCGATGGATTTAAGTAATTTCGATGAACCATTTGCTGCTGAAGATATTGAATGGCGTATTCAACAGGCAGGAAAAGGCAATAACGGCATATGGGCCAAAGTGCTGGCCTACGTTACCAACCGGGCAATCATGAAACGCCTGGATGAAGTTTGCGGCAAGGCTGGCTGGCGCAATGAATACCGCGACATTCCGAATAATGGCGGCGTTGAGTGCGGCATTTCCATCAAAGTAGATGGTGAGTGGATCACCAAGTGGGATGCAGCGGAAAACACGCAGGTTGAAGCAGTGAAAGGCGGGCGTTCCGGCGCAATGAAGCGCGCCGCTGTTCAGTGGGGGATCGGTCGTTACCTCTACAACCTGGAAGAAGGTTTCGCGGTGGTTTCAGCGACACGCGCACCAGGTTTCCAATATGCCAAATCGAAAGAGGTTGGCGTGTTTTACTGGAAAGCTCCCGCGCTGCCAGCCTGGGCTCTTCCTTCCGGCGTAGCAAATAGCTCTTCAGCACCATCTACCTCAGGATCCGCTCGAGCAGAGCAATCAGCTCAAGCGGTTGATGCTGACAAAATCCTTGCCGATTTCTCTCAATATGCCAGCGAAGAAAACAACGGCGATCAGTTAAAGCATCGGTATGAAGACACGTGGAAATTGCTCAACGGCTTTGTTGAACACCAGAACAAGTGCAAAGACGTGACTGGCATTCGACTCAAAGAACTAAAACAGGCGGCATAAATGGCTAGCAAAGGCGTAAACAAAGTGATCCTCGTCGGTAACCTCGGACAAGACCCCGAGCTCCGTTACCTGCCATCCGGTGGCGCAGTGTGCAGTTTGACGCTGGCGACATCTGAGTCTTGGCGGGACAAAACAACTGGCGAGCAGAAGGAGCAAACCGAATGGCACCGAGTCGTTCTGTTTGGGAAACTGGCTGAAGTTGCTGGCGAATATCTTCGTAAAGGCTCTCAGGTCTACATCGAAGGTCAGTTGCGTACCCGCAAATGGACAGATCAGGCAGGAGTCGAGAAGTACACCACAGAGGTGGTGGTAAACGTCGGCGGCACCATGCAGATGCTTGGTGGTCGTCAGGGTGGTGGTGGTGCACCTGCAGGTGTCGGGCAACCGCAGGGTGGAAATCACTTCAGCGGCGGCGCTCGCTCTCGCCCGCAGCAGCAATCTGCGCCTACTCAGCATAGTGAGCCGCCAATGGATTTCGACGACGATATTCCGTTTGCACCCGTAACTCTTCCCTTCCCGCGCCACACCATCCACGCACTTTAAACAGGAGCATCACTATGTCAGCACCTCTACAAGGGGCGGGATATCTGCGTCCGCCAAAACGGCTTGGCACCAAAGAAGAGGTGCTGACGATGCTCAAACAGCACGTAGCAAATGGTCAACCATCAGACGGCCTAAGCCGCTCGGAGAAAATGGCTGACAAGGTTATGCGGCTTTATGAGTTGTCTGTGTGGCGGGCAAATACATTCGCCGGGCCGCACTGGGTATTAACTGGCCCGATTCGTCCGGTCGAGTATGTGGAAGAACGGTTCAGAAACTTTATTGGTCATTATGGGCAGGTACGAAATGACTAACTGGAAAACAGAAGAGCTCGCCCGGGTGTTTTTTTAATCTGATTTCGAATAATCAACACATTAACGCCGCCTCGCATATAATGCCTGGCGGCTAAGGAGTTCCCATGGCAAAACTTCTCAATTTGCAGCAGTGGGCAGATGAGGTGTACTCAACCCCACCATCACTTTCCACTCTTCGTCGCTGGGTTCGACAAGGGCGAATTTATCCTGCGCCGGAGCTGCACGGGAAGGAATACAAGGTTCAGCCTGACGCCATTTATGTGGATCCCATCAAGAAGAACCTTCGCATCAAAGCCAAGCATTCAAAACTGCCATCTGGCGGCACCCTACTGGAGAGACTGACTCATGGCGAAAAGGCCAGTTCGTTACGACGCTAACCTGCCCCGTAACCTGACCTATCGTAAAAGAGACAGATTCTATAGCTGGCGAAACCCGGTGACCGGCCAGGAGATAACACTTGGTCGCATAGACCGTAAAGATGCCGTTGCCCAGGCGATTGAAGCTAACAACTACATCGAGAAGAATTACCTCCCGTCATCGCTCCTTGACCGCATCAAAGACGTGCCTACCTTTACTATGGCGGCATGGCTGGATCGCTATGAGGTAATTCTTGACCGAAGAGAGTTGAAACCCAACACGATGAAGGTCAGGCGAAACCAGATATCAACAATAAAGACAGAGTTCGGGGATTTCCCGCTTACATCCATCACCACGAAAGAAATCGCTTCGTTCCTTGAGTCATACATCCTGTGCGATAAAAAGAGCATGGCTTCAGGGCTGCGGTCTGTGCTGATGGATATTTTCAGGGAAGCTATTGTCGAGGGGCACGTTGAAAGGAATCCAGCCGAACCGACTCGAACGCCAGCGCCGAAAGTTAAGCGTGAGCGACTTTTGCTGGAACAGTTCGCTGTAATACGCGAGGCAGCGATGGATCATTCTGAATGGGCACCAAATGCATGCGACCTTGCGCTTGTTACAGGGCAGCGGCGTGAGGATATTTCTCTGCTCAGATTCAGCGATGTAAGAGATGGAAGGTTGTTTGTCACGCAGGAAAAGACCGGACACAAACTGGCAATACCGCTTAGCCTGAGGCTGGACGCTGCCGACCTGTTGTTGCAGGACGTTATCGATCGTTGCCGGATCAACAACCCATCCGACTTTATGATTTATTCTCCCGTTCGCCGCGGTGGAAGAAAGCCGGGGCCGTTAACACCCGACGGTCTCACCCAGGCATTTGCAGAGAACAGAGATTCATCCGGGTTGAAGTTCGGCCCTAACCCGCCCTCTTTCCATGAAATCAGAAGCCTGGCGAGCAGGCTATATGAAAAGGAGTATGGAGAGGAATTTGCTCAACGATTGTTAGGACACAAAAATTTAACAATGACCAAAAAATACCTGGACGCACGTGGTGCAGAGTATGTTATGGTTTAGACAGGATATGGAATATTCGAGTAAATTTCGGGGGATTTCGGGATGACACTGAAAAACTCGTTATAAAACATATAGATAAAAAGAGACCGAATACGATTCCTGTATTCGGTCCAGGGAAATGGCTCTTGGGAGAGAGCCGTGCGCTAAAAGTTGGCATTAATGCAGGCTAAGTCGCCTTGCCCTATAAGAATAGATGACCGTACCAGGTTTTCCAGTTTGCTACGAAAGCAGCCAGAAAATTTTGGACTTCAATACGGCACTCAAAGAAAAAAACCGCTCGCACATTTTTAGAATGGCAGCGGTTTTTTATTTGGAATCAATTAGATGTTTTTGTGAATTAACACAATTTCTCTGCACGTTCGATAAACGGTGCCAGGCTCATTTTTTCGCCCGGCTGTGCAGGATCATCAATTTGTATGATGCTCAGCGGCTGTGCCGTTGTTTTCCCCGCTTTCACCTGTTCCTGCGCGATATCATTCAACGGATATTGCACGAGGGTACTGGGGTTAATCACATACAGTGCGTGGCCTGGTCGACAGGTCAGCATCACTTCTTCCCGATTAAATGCCCATTTATCTTTTCCCATCTCAAAACGGCTGACCGTAATGACTTGTGGGGCCGCCAGCGCGGAACCCGCTGCCGCTAACAATAAAAGGGTAAGGACTGTTTTTTTCAT